CTGCCTTTTAAATATTTTTCAATTCTTGTCTTCCAACTATTACTTAATTCTTCATTATTCATTTCATCAAGTTTTTTTTCTTTTGTCATTGTTAGTCCTTTCTTGCCATAGCACTTATTTTATTAAGTTGAACATCTAGATTAGTTGCATAATCCCAAACAACAATAAATCTTTCAATCCAACTTCTTTGTTTATTTGTAAGATTGTCGTCAAATAACATCTCATCTGCACTGCATAATGGCGACAGTTTTTCTCTGTCGCCAAAATTATTATATATTTTTACAAGTCTCTCAATACTAACCATTTGGTAGTGCTTTTAATGTATCGTTTGGTATTGTCATATTGATTTGAGTTTGTTTAGCAATCAAAGAGATTTGTTTTAATACCTCTGTTCCAATCATATCAGAATGTAATAAATCAGTTGCTTTTTCTTGCAACTCATCAAGAACTTGCAACTCTTTTCCTTTTTTAGAATTGTAAAATGCTTTTTTGGTCTCTGCTTTACATAAACCTTTCAACCATTTTTCAGTACCCTCAGAAAGTGAATAAATTTTATCATTACTTTCAAATTCTGGAAGATTATTATCATTGTTCCAAAGTTGTCTTGTCTCTTGCCAACTTCTCAATCTATCTTCAAGTTTTTCATATAACTTTCTAACAGAAACTCTTTTTTGTTCTAAGATTTTTTGATAATTGCTTGAATAATCATTAAAATCTTTTTCTACTTTTAAAAGATTTTTTAAATCCTTTTCAATATTTAATCTTTTTTTGAAAATAGGATAATTCTTATTAGACAAATCAATTATTTCGTTATGGTGTAAAGATTCAACCGTTTCTTTTTTTTCTCTAAATTTACGGTTTAATTTATCTGACCAATATTCTCTATTGTCTTTGCTTATTTGTTTATTACTCATTTTTGCTCCTTGTTATTGTTAGTTAACGAGTACCCTCAATGGATATCTTCCAGAGGGCACTCAAGATTATTTTTATATTGCAATCGTGAACTTATCGTGATCTTCCAATTAAAAAACAATCAAAAAAATTTTATTATCCAATAGAAAAACCACCAGAATTTTTACTAAACTCAGAAAATTCTTTTACATTTTCAACGGAAAATGGGTAATTACCAGAGGAATTTCTTTTGTTAAGTATCTTATTCCATTTTTTATAATCTTCTTTTGGAAAATCTCTTGGAACCAAACTATCATCTCTCATTTTTTTTTGAACTTTTTTAGTAAATAATTCCAACTCTTTTTCTATTACATCATTTTGTTTTTCAATTAATTTTCTGTTTTCTTCAAACTTATCTGCATAAGCTTTACAATGACCAGATTTAATTAAATGATCTAATTGTTGTGAAATCATCTCTGCATATTCTTGAGAAACTTCATAACAATCATTATAACCCCAATGTTCTTTTTCATTTTCTGGAATTACTTTTGTAAATCTCAAAACATAATCTGCAAGAGGTCTCCACCACCAAACATTGTTTCTAAAATAAGTACCAGATTGAGAGGTGTACTCA